TTATCTCATCCTTACCAGCATTTCCTGTTGGTACTTCTGATGATATAAACGCATCCTTCTCAGGAAATATTCTGTATACTGCCATATTATAGTGTTGTTATTCTTCCTTTAATATCTGTGTCTGGGAATTTTACTTCAAATATACATGGATCATATGAAGGATACACTATACTACTTCTAGTTGCTCCTACTATATCGTATGCATATTGTGAGTAGGCTCCACCTACTTTATTCACTACTCGTATATCCTGTACTGTTTGTACACCTTTCTCTTGATCAAGAAGTGTATAAATACTTGAAAGATTTATTGGTTGATTTATAGTCCACTTTGTTATGTCAAAATAGTCTTTTAGTCTATTAGTACAAGCGAGTAGTACATCTCTTCCTGAGAAATTTGGTCTTACTATTATATCGAAGTCTATTTCTATATTTACTATAAAAGCATCTTTGATGTTAAGAGCATCTGTTAGTATCATATACTCCGAAAGATATGTTTTTAAGTTACTTTTTAAAGTACTTGTTGCGGAAGTTAAGTTCCTATTGTTATCGTATGCTAAAATAAACATTGATAGTGATAGTGGATTACTATCAACTATACTGTCTGTAGCACTATTTGGATTTGTTAGCTGATCTTGTGTTGCATGTACTTTTGCTATCGATCCATACTTAGAGGCCATTGATAGAGCTCTAACTGTGTAATCTTGAAGTGTTACTGCTCTTCCTTGCTCGTTAAACGCTCTTAGTGAATTTTCTCTTAACTCATCTACAGTATCACCATCTCTTCCTCCAGCAGCTGCTAGTGGGTTATTAAATACTACTGTTGATAGTTCTCCTGGTGCGGTGCTTCCTGTTGCATTTGTCACTGTTCCTCCATACTCTATTAGTGTATTAATAGTATTTCCAGAAGTGTTTGATGTTACTCCTCCTCCTACTAAATACTTAATCGTAAGAGTGGTATTTGATGGTGCAAGTCCGTATGATTTTGTTGATAAGAAGTTAGATGGATCAAACGCATAGTCAAGTCTTCTTACTCCTTGACTAGAACCTAAACCTACATTAGTAGGGTCTGGTGTTAGTACTGAATCATCTTGACCAGTTATACCTGCTCCAAATTGAATTTGTAGTTGCCCTGTTGATGTAAATCTTGTTACAAATCTTCTAGGAACTCTTTGAAGTGTCAGGCTATATGGTACAACTTGTTTGTCTGGATCTGTGTTGGTGGTATCTATAAAAACAGTATCTTGTCCTAAAAAAGGAACTTCATACCAAATTGGCCCACTAGTACCTTCTTGTACTGATAATACCCCTATTATGTTAGTATCATCTATAGTAATCGTTTTAAACTTTTCTACAGAAGTAATTACTTGTGTAGAGGTTTTTACTTCTCCTGAAATAGCTTTTGCCATCTTAGTCAATCTAAACTGGCTAGGATTTCCTGATGCTATAACTTCTACAGTTATATCTGTGGTATCGTAAGAACTTGAAAAAGTAAAGTCTATAGGTTTTTCAATAAAGAAGTTTGTTTGACCTGTAGATGATGCTTTTAGCCTAGTATTTGCTGGTATCTTAAGAGCTTGGTTCCAGTTTGGTTCATTTGATGAAGCTCCTACTAATTGTGATACCTCTATATCAACTTCTGAGGGGGTTGTAATTCTTGGACGATATCCCATCATATATGCTAAGTTATATAAATTAGCAGGATTTTTAGCATGTTGAATATACGTCTCTTGTAGTTGAGTGTCTTGGTAGAATGATAACACATCTCCTACATAGGCAGCCATTTCTATAAACATCATACCTGGTGATGTAGGAGAAAAGTCGTTATAAGAATCTGGAAAGTAGTTTTTAGCGTACTCTATTAGCTGGTTCCTGAAGTCTCCAAAATCTCTATTTACGTATTTTATATCTCTATCTTGAGCCATTATTGTTCAAAATTAATTACTAATTGATCTTGTATGTTTGTATTTATTACGCTATAGTTCATACTAACTGTTACCGTATTCCTATCTTGGTTATATGATGTAACTAGCTCCTGTATATTAACATTTGGAAACCACTCAAACACTCCCTGCCTTACAGCGTAATTAATTTCTTCTTTCTTATCCTCTGTCATTTGATCAAACAGTAGTGCTCTTAAACCTGCTCCAAGAGCTGGATTTAAAAACCTCTCTCCTTTTTCAGTTAGGAAGTAGTTTATTAAATTTGCTTTTAATGCATCTTGTGTTGTATATGTTGAATTAAATACAGAAGTAGATGAAAAAGGTAAACCTACTCCAACTGCTTTTCTAGGTTGTAAGTCTAGTGGATTTATTTGCTGTACACTAAATGCCATTATGCTCCAAATCTTTGTTTATCTTTTTCTATTGATGCTTTGTACACCTGACCTGCTTTCATCATAAAATCAAATTGTGATATATCTAATCCTGGTTCTGGACCTTGTCTAAATTGTTCTATTGGATTCATTCCTAATCCTGGTGCTTGAACCATGTCTGATGTTGCACTTATCATGCTCTGATACTCTCCTTGAGTCATTGAATATTTTGTTTCGTTCATTAAATCTGCAATAGGATTTCCTGTAGCAACTGGTTTTGCTACTACTGGTTTATATTCTGCATACTTTGTTACAGTTTGTTTAGGTGCTTGTATATGTTTTACATCTTCAGAAAGAATTGTTTCCAACTCCTCACGAACTGCTTCTTTTACTGCTTCTTTAATTAATTTTGTTAATAAATCTAACTTCATATTAATAAATAGTTTTGTTATGTAAATTGATTATCTATTTTAAATTTAAGCTCATCTAATAGAACTTGTGTGTCTGAGCTGAATGAGGAATCTCCTCTTAATCTTGTTACTCCTGATTTATCCTTAGCTACTGCATACCTCCTTGGTGCTATTGTTGAAGAGCTAAGATCTTGCAGTATTTCTAGAGTATAACTCTTGTATGTATCCTCTTGTCTTGGACTATCTATTGGTGGCTGCGCCGTTGCTAGTATTTGACTCAAGTCTGCAGGCTCTCCTATACTACATTGCTCAATTGCTATATCTATTGATTCTAACCTATTTTTTAAGTTAGTTATTATAGGACTTACTGTATTTATTATTCCTGTTATTGCTGCTGCTTCTGTTAATATTATATCTAACTTCTTATTTACCTTAACCAACGCGTTACTATACTTCGTTAAGACGCTTACTGGTATACCTAGACCTCCTGTCTGTGGAGGAATAATAGCTGTAGGAAGTGGAATAGATGTTATTAATTGTATAATAATTTTAATTACACTCACTACTGCTGTAAGTTGGTTTGCTATTGCAGCAAAGGCGCTTACTCTCTTTTCAAAACTTGTTAAGTGTTTTAGTAAAGTACTTCTAACTTTTATAATCTTTTGAAGTTCTTTATTATTTGGACATCCGCTTGAGAACTTACTCAGCATAGCAATAACTCGTTTTAGTATCTGAGCGGCTAGTGCACCTTTTAATGCTCCTATCTGGGAAGCTGCTATCACTGATATACCTCCCCTTATTGCTCCAGGAGTCCTTTGCTGTGCCCGTAGTATTTTTATAGTCTGTTGAAGTGCTTTTGCCTTTTTGACCGCATCTTCTGCTTTCTTTTTCGCAGCCTCTACCTTAGCTTTTGTTTCCTCAAACTTTTTTTGAGCCTCTCTAATTTTCGCAATTGATGACTCTACTGCTGCCTGGGCTGCTTGTGCTTTCTCTAACTCTCCTGCCATTATTCTGTAAATACTTTTTTAGATTGGAATAATATTGTAGTTGTTGTTAGATCTTTAATTGGTTGATCTATTGCTTTACCTAATTCTGCTAATCCAGGTATTGCTCCTGCTGGAGTTGATGTTACGGTTGGTAGGGTTATTGATATTGTTCTTAATATTGCTACTAAGTTATTTAGCCAATTTTCCAACTGAATACCCAGTACTACTGGTTCTTTTGTTATAGAAGTTCTAGCCGCTTTTCCTAAATAAATTTTATTAGCATCTACACAAAAATAATCTTTTGCATCAAAATTTAAAGTTCTAGCATTTAATCCTATTGATTCTTTTGCTGATATAAATGCTGAATCCTCTTTTGCGTTGAAGTATAATCTTCCTCCATTTATAATTATTTGATTTCCTACGTATCTGTTAGAAGCTAGTGGCTGGACATCGTATGAATCTCTCTTTTTATTAATTGCAACTAAGTCCGATAAGTGGTCTGATAGTAGGTGTATTGAGCTATAATCT